TCCTAAGAAGAAGTGAGTATGATACAATTCAACATATCTTCACACACTTCATGGAAGAGACTACACAAGTTGTATCAATGCTTAAACATGAGAGAGGACGGTACTATGATCGACACAATCAGCATGAATACAAAGACTAACTATTCTAGTAAGCAACAACAGCAACAATACCCTCGTAAGCCTATTGAGTGCTACCAAGGTAATTGTAATAACTGTGCACTTCTTAACTATCCTTGTCCTATCTTGGAACTACTAAATAAGAAAGAGAGTAATAATCATCATGAGTAAGAGTAATGAAGTAGATAAGAGCTTAGATGCTATCCACTCATTGTTGTGTAATCACTTCAAGGATGTTCTAGAAAATGGTATGGTAACTGATTATGGTGATCGAGTACCTCCTTCTCCATCCATGTTGTCTACTATTGTTAAGTTCCTGAAGGATAATAATGCTACTGGTTCTTTGGAGAAAGATACTCCATTGTTTAGCCTTGTTCAGTCATTGCCTTCATTTGATAGTGAAGCTAGTGATGTAATCATTCAGTAACTTGTATTGATAGGGAATGGTACTTAGTGCTGTTCCCTATCATTATAATGAGGTGATGTTTTATGTCTTTAAAATTTCCTGAGGTAAATTCACTAGGTATTCCTACAAAGAATGACCCTCTATCAGACTTTAGAAAGTTCCTATTCTTAGTGTGGAGGCACTTAAACCTTCCTGATCCTACTCCGGTACAGTACGACATTGCTTATCAACTACAACATGGCCCTAAGCGATTAATCATTGAAGCATTCCGTGGTGTTGGTAAGTCTTTGGTAACTTCAGCCTATGTGTGTTGGTTACTCTATATGAACCCTCAACTTAATATCCTTGTTGTCTCTGCTTCTAAGGTACGTGCTGATGACTTCACTACCTTCACCCTCAGACTGATTAAGGAAATGGATATCCTTAAGCATCTTACCCCAAGGACTGAGCAGAGAGATAGTAAAGTAGCCTTTGATGTAGGCCCTGCTAGAGCTTCTCATGCTCCATCTGTTAAGTCTGTAGGGATTACTGGACAGTTGGCTGGTAGCCGTGCTGATGTTATCATCCCTGATGACGTAGAGGTTCCTAACAACTCCCTTACTCAGACAATGAGAGACAAACTCTCAGAGGCTATTAAGGAGTTTGATGCTGTGCTTAAGCCTGATGGTATCATTAGATACCTAGGTACTCCACAGACTGAAATGTCTATCTATAACCTACTGAGTGAACGTGGTTACACTACCATCATTTGGCCTGCAAGATACCCAGACAAAAAGAGACTTGATAGCTATGGTGATAAGTTATCGCTAATGGTTGCCACTAAGCTTAATAGAAATAGTAAGCTTGAAGGTTCCCCTACTGATCCTCAACGCTTCTCAGACTATGACCTCCAAGAACGAGAAGCTTCTTATGGACGTAGTGGTTTTGCTCTTCAGTTCATGCTAGACACTACTCTCTCTGATGCTGATAGATATCCTCTTAAGGTTAGTGATTTGGTAGTGATGGATGTTAACTCAGAGGTTGGCCCTGAAAAGGTAGTGTGGGCTTCTTCTCCTGAACAGCACATTAATAGCGGTCTTCCTAATGTTGCCTTCCAAGGTGATAAGTTCTATAGACCATTAAAGCTTGTTGGGGACTTCATTCCTTATAGTGGTAGCGTAATGGCTATTGACCCTTCAGGGAGAGGTACCGATGAAACTGGCTTTGCTGTTGTTAAGTTCCTTAATGGTCAGTTCTTTGTTACTGCTGCTGGTGGCCTTAGAGGTGGTTATAACAATGATGTACTTAAGAAGTTAGCTGATGTAGCTAAGAGTGAACAGGTTAATGAAATCATCATTGAAAGTAACTTTGGTGACGGTATGTTTGCTCAGTTGCTTAAGCCAGTACTAGCTGCTAATGGTTATCCAGTGACTTGCACTGATGTTCGACATAACATCATGAAGGAACGACGTATCATTGATACGTTAGAACCAGTAATGAATAGTCACAAGTTGATCATTAACCAAAAGATCATCATTGATGATTATAAGGCTAATAGTGACCTTCCTCTTGAACAAGCTCTTCGTTATCAGCTTATCTATCAGCTTACTCGTATCACTAATGTTAAAGGTGCTCTTGTTCATGATGATAGACTAGACGCTTTAGCAATGGCTGTTAACTATTGGGTTGAACATGCTTCTGCTGATGCTGATAGAATGATCAAGGAGAGACAGGATGAACTGTTTGATAAGGAGAGACAAGACTTCTTAGACTTAGTTAATAGTGGTCTTTCTAATCCCTATAAAGGGTGTGCTACTGTGCTAGCGTTACCTAATGGTAAGAGTTATGATGATACTAATAATAGTGAGAATTTAGCTATGTGGTAAATGCACTCCTATTAGAAAACTTTAGGAAATTTGCACTCTAGAAGAAAGAGAGTGCTTTAGGGTATAAGAGGTGTGAAGTGTATGTGTAAATCATCATATGATATAGCACTAAAGTAGCACTTCTTAAGATGATAAGGGAATATGATTATAGTGGGTGATAATAACACACAGATGATAGCAGTGGGATAGTGGGGTAATCCTAATTTGGTAGAAAAATATAGTTGGCTGAAAGGAGGTGATCCTAATTTTGTAGAAAAATCTGAGGGGCTACAACGCTAGAGGCGTCGCCTTTTACCCCCCTTAGCCACCTCAGATTTATAAAATGCAGCATATCAGGGCATTTATGGCCCTCTTAGGCCACCGTAATCCCAAAACCTACCAGAATTTATAGTCAGAAGCAGCATAGAAGCATGAGCATTAAGCTAAGTCATTGATTTTGCTAGCATCTTATTAGATCATATATCTAATAAGGCAACAGAAGCACAAGAACACACACATATATAGGCCTCATAGGCGCTCTTAGAGCATCTATGGGGCCTTTTTGGTTAAACTGAACTGGTGAGTTTAGTTATTAACCTTTTATTAACCTTTATGAACGATTAACCCTCTACCGGCTTTTGTTGCATTTATATCACACACTTAAAATATTTTACATATCAGCTTATCATCATCATTATTATAGATTTTGTTGCATTTATATCACACACTTAAAATAAACGCCACCACCACCACCACCACCATCATCATCACTATCATCTCTATAAAATACCTCTTGACACCACGTTGCACCTATAATAGATTAGCTCTTGTCAGCAGGTAAGCAATACACACACACATAAGGAAGCTAAGTGATGTTAGAACTGTTAGGTATCAGCTTGATTGGTGTTGGCTTAGTCACTTACGCTTATAGCTCATACAAGCTTAAGAAAGAGCAACAAGCTATCTTGGACAACAACAGTGAACCTCACCCTATCCTAAACACTGTGCCTCTAAGTAAATGTACACTGTCACGTGAAGAGCGTGAGTTTGTACGCAAAGTCCTTAAGGATGAATACTATAACATTCGCTTTGACGAATATGGTGGAGTGTCAGCCTATAAGGTTGCTGGTGATCCTGATAAGCTCCACCTGTACCCATGCTACTTAGGTCACTGGGAAACGGTTAGTATCTATGCTAGTGACCTCAACCACTTAATCAATGTTAGCATGTAGTGAGGGGGAACTAAGAGAATGTTGACACTCTATAAAAATGGGTGGTCTATCATCAATTATAAAGATGGATCATTAGAGTTGCTCAAGGGTGGCAAGTCTGTGTATCTACAGGGGGACGATAGTCTACCACTGCGCAAGGCAATTGATAGTTATCCTTACGAGACTGCCAAATACCCTATTGAGCAGTTAGTTTTTGAGGCATATGCGGATGTAATGGAATACCCCTCAAAATAAGTGTTGACAACATCGAGCACCTTAGCTAACATCACAACATCAAGACGAGATAAGGTATACCACCATGAAAACATCTACCTATGTTTCTCACAAAGAAAAAGCTGCTATCAAGAAGTACCTCTCTTGGGATTATGAAAAGGTAGTCTTTCATCGCAACGGTGAAGTGACTGGTATCCCTGTCTTAGGTAAGTACCGCATGTTAATTGGTGATGTTGTAATGTTGCGTGATAACTTGCGTAACATGGGAAGTCATTAATGACACGAGTACTCAACGGCCAAGAAGATCAAGCGTACTTGCGCAAATGGTATGGGTGGGAATGGGATAGTATTTGGTATAGAAAAGACGGGGTTATTTTAGCGACTGACAAAAGGGGAATGATACACGAATCACGTTCAAAACCAGAAAACCATAGTATGATCAGCGATGTAAGTCTATCAACACAAAGTAAAGTAAAGTAAGCACCACCTCCTATAAATTACCTCTTGACACCAACATAGATAGGGGATATAGTTCCCCTATCAAGCAAACAAACAAACAAACATCAATATAAGGAACACTACTATGTCTGCAAGCAAGCAAGCAACTGTTGATGCATTTCCCCTAATGTCAGTCCGTGTTGTGATTGATGATAGTGGAGTGATCACTGAACGTCTTGTTGTCTACAAGAATGGGGCAACAGTGCACGTTCAATACAATAACTATAAGACCTTCAAAAGTGGAATTATCAAGATTACACAGAGCAGCCACACAATTGCAGAGGCATTCTTAACGTTGTACAATATTGATATTCATGAGAGTGAGGGATGGCAATACGTGGTGTATTAAGACACTACCAACCTCATAACCTATAAATAACTTAAGCCCCATTAGGTCAGTGATATGACTTAGTGGGGCTTTAGTTATTTACACTGGTGTTGTATCTTAACCAAAAATATTTCAGTGAAATCAAATTTTTTACTTGCACAACATGCCAACGTTTGCTAAGTTAAGTTCATCAAGAGGATAGAGAAACAAGCTGTACCTCTTGATACTCCAACAAAAGATAAGGACTATATCTCATGGCTAACAACGCCCGCAAGTTCTCGTTTATCGCCTTGCTTGCCGATATCGTTGCTGCACCATTTGAAGCTATGCGTTGGGTGCTTAAACAGGTGGATAACTTGTTGTATAAGGCAGTCTATAAGTTAGCTATTACTAGCTGGACACTTACAACTAAGGGCATCAAGGTGGGGCAGCATGAAGCACTAACCAAAGCCCAAGAAGATGAAATTATCCATGTCCTTAGTGGACAATATACAAACGTAATGGTTAACCCATTAGGGATTGTCACTGGATACAAGATCAATGACTATAGTGGCACGCTGTATATCATTGGGACAACAGCACAAATCCTTAAATCACTCGGTGTAGTCTTTGAGGCTGAAGAAATGTTAGATGTTGAGTTGCTTCCCCTTCAGCCTAAAAAATAAAATCTAGTGCTACCATCTAACTTTTTCTCTTGACACTAACAGGCCGATAGGGGATATAGTTCCCCTATCAAACAGCCACCATCATAAAACACAAGGGTGAGAATAGAACTATGACACAAGTAATCCAAATTGCACGTGAAGTTCTTAAAGAAACTGTAAAGTCTCAGTTAGTGACCGTCATTACCCCAATTGGAGGCAATGCAGTAGAGTACCTTAACTGTTTATTTGGTATTGTTGGTGATAGCCTTATCAATAGCTTAGCGCGTACAGGGGTTCCAGTTACTAAGGATGGATACCCACAGCACAACGTTTATCAACAGGTAAAATGCGCAAAGTTATTAGAAGTCCTCATTGTGTATACAGTAGATGACATGCAAGACTTGATCCATGAGTTAGCAAAGGTTAATGATCTTGAGTTTGATAAGCAAGATGTAGAGCTTATGTTCTCGCAACTTAAGCGCCGTACAGAAGGATATAAAGCACCGAAGTCCCATACCGTAAAGAAGAAGTATCGACAATTCAAAAAGGCACTAAAGAAATCTGGTATGCCTTGGTTAACTCAAGCAACAACTCAAAGCACCTATTACAACACTTATAATCATAGCCCTGTGGACTTTATGACGTCATACTTCTATGACTATGAGGGCGAAGAGTATGAAGAGATTATGTATACCATTCGTCAAGCTCTTGGTTGTTGTTTTCCTTGTCACCATAACCGCCATAAATTCAAGGGTAAACGCGCTAAGTTAGTTTTGATCTAGTACCATCTATTAACCCTAGTAGCTATTAAGTTAGTTACTAGGGTTTTACTTTGTTTGATGACAAAACAAGCCGATAGTAGATAATGCTAAAAAATATTTAGGCAAAAACTAAATTTTTATCTTGCACAATAGCCGCAATGTTGCTATAGTTAGTTTATCAAGAGTGAGGGATAGGATAACAGATAGACACAGACACTATCCCTTAAGAACTATCCAGCCACAAACATAAGGTATGGCAACATGGCCCGTCTCTCTTATCGCAATGCCTCTAATGATGATCTGCCTTTTAAAACCAATTTGCGGAAAGGTAAGCGCATTAGCAAACGCGATTTGCACATGATCCAAACTTATTTCAGTGGCTCTTATAACGAGGTAAGGGTGCACACAGACGGAAAAGTAATGGGGTTTGCTGTAACTGATAAATACTACCAGTATTTCACGTACTTAGGTGAGTGCAATGACATCCTTGCGGAAGCAAAGCAAGGATTAACTTACGAAGACTAACAACTAGGAGTATTCGTATAATGACACTAGTTCGAGCAATGTCTTCCAGACAAGTAATCAAAAATTACTTGGCGGGAGAGTACAAAGCAGTACAAGTTCTCAATGGGGTAGTGTACGGCACTACCTTGAGTACAAATGAAACTGTAATGGTGGCATACGAAGGCCACCTATTACAAGAAATCATTGAGGAATACGGATGGAGTGTATTCGATGATTGAATGTCTATTAACGGAATATAACCTCAGGAACTATCCTAACTTGGTTGGTATGTACATTAGTACGTATCTAATGGTTATCTCTTTCTTGTATAGCGGAGTGTGAGCTATAATGACTGACATTGTACACATGCCAAACTACACAACAGCATATCGTTTTTACACCGATGAAGGCGACTTCGTACTAGACTTGCTGCTGTGTCGTAGCTATGCGCCTAAGTTGGCATGGACTGACTATCGTTCACTCAGTTACAAAGCCGCCTTAACGTGGTGGCACAAGGAAACGGGTGTAATGCACCGGATTGAAGACGGTGAAAAATCCACTGAAGGGGCAGTTAAGAAAATGTTAAGTAAAGCAATTGATGAAAGTGAACACTGGCACAAAACAATGTGTCCAGAAGCATTAAAGCTTTCCAAAGCTATGAACGAAATGCGTGACGTAAATCATCTGTACGAAATCACAAAGGGTTTCTGTACAGATACAGCATTCAAAACACAAGAAGTAACTGTTATCATGTGATAACAGGCGCTCAACTATAGAGCAATCAAAGTCTAAGCAAAGGATATATCATGTATCGTTCATATACTATCTATGACGAAGACCACGAATGGTTTTGCAAAATCAGTGTGACTAAAGGGGACTATAGTTATACGTGTTCCATTACTTGGCGTGCTAA